TACCAGGTTTCAACAAACAAGTTACTCCCACAGGCGCTGAAGGCGAGTGGACTGGGGGAGAAAATGTTAGATTTAGATATAATACTCCAGAAAAAATAGGCGGATGGTCTCGATTAGGAGACAAAGCTCTAACAGGAGTAGCTAGAGCCCAACACCATGTCATTAGTCAATCTTCAATTAATTTTTCCATTATAGGAACGAATAGAATTTTATATGCATATACCGGGGGAATTTTTTATGACATTCACCCCATTAAAACTGATTTTGGAGCATTAACTAATAAATTAGCTTGTACTAATGCTTCTGCTATTCTTACTATTACTTTATCTACAACTTCTGGAATGACCGCAGGCGATATTTTATTACTTGAAAGTGTAACTCCTCCAACAGGTTCAGGTTATTCGGCTTCTGATTTTGATGATAAAACTTTTATGATTACTTCAGTAGTAGATGCTACTTCAGTTACTATTACTATGGGTTCCACTGCAAGTGCAACGGCTACTGATGGAGATCTATCTGTTAAATGGTATTATCCCGTTGGTCCTGCTGAACAATTAGGGGCATATGGGTGGGGTATATCTCAATTTGGTGGAACTGTTTCTGGAGCTCAAACAAACACTTTAAATGGAGCTTTAGGAGATGATGTTTATGGAACAGGTAGTTCAGGAACTAGCATTACTTTAACGTCTGTAGCCGGCTTTCCAACTTCAGGTACTAATTATATTCAAGTAGGCACAGAAGAAATATCTTACACAGGAGTTACAGGAAGCAATTTAACAGGAATTACGAGAGCAGTAAGGGGAACTACCAGAGCTGCTCATTTGACTGGAGCAACCGTTACCGATACTTCAGACTATTCTGGCTGGGGCAGTGCATCAACCAACACTGATAAAGTTATTGATCCAGGTTTATGGGTCATTGACAGTTTTGGACAAAACGTAATTGCTCTTATTGTTAATGGTCCTTGTTTCGAATGGAATTCAAATTTAAGCAATGCTACTGCAACAAGAGCAACTGTTATAACTGGTGCACCAACAGCTTCACGTAGCATGTTGGTATCTACACCTGATCGGCATTTAGTTTTATTTGGAACTGAAACCACTGTTGGAGATACTTCTACTCAAGATGAAATGTTTGTTAGATGGTCTAATCGAGAGGATATTAATACTTGGACTATTACAGCAACCAATACATCAGGTTCACAAAGACTGGCCGACGGATCACGGATCATGGGGGCTAAACTTGGAAGAAATGCACTTTATGTATGGACGGATACTTCTTTATTCACTATGCGTTTTGTGGGTGTTCCTTTTGTATTTGCTTTTGAACAAGTAGGAACTAACTGTGGATTAATAGGACTCAATGCAGCCGTTGAAGTAGATGGTGCTGCCTACTGGATGTCTAATAATGGATTCTTTAAATACACTGGTAAATTGGAATCAATGCAATGTTTAGTTGAAGACTATGTATTTGATGATCTTAATGAATCTTCTAATCAATTAATTTCTGCAGGTATTAATAATTTGTTTGGAGAAATAATATGGTTCTATTGTACTTCCAATTCTAACAATGTCGACCGAGCCGTTGTTTATAATTATTTAGATTCCAGTCCGGAAAGAGTTATATGGACTACTAATGAGAGTGCTTTATTCGCCAGAACCACTTGGATGGATTCCTCTGTCTTTAATAAACCTTATGCTACTTCTTATGATCCCGATACTAATACTTCTTATGATGTTGTTGGAAATACCGATGGCATAACTACATATTTTAAACAGGAAACAGGAACCGATCAAATTGTCGGAGATACGACTACCGCTATCACTTCTAATATAGAATCGGGTGATTATGATATAACGGTTACTAAAGAAGGTGGAGCAACCTTCCAAGGAGATGGAGAATTCTTAATGAAAATTAGAAGATTCATTCCAGATTTTATTTCCCAGACAGGAGACACCCAAATTACATTAAATTTAAGAGACTATCCTAATAGCTCACAAGCGAGCTCTTCATTAGGACCCTTTACAATTACCTCCAGTACGACTAAAGTAGATACGCGTGCAAGAGCACGTGCCGTTTCTTTAAAGATTGCTAATACCAGCACCGCTCAGGACTGGAAATTGGGGACTTTTAGAGTGGACGTACAACCAGACGGAAGAAGATAATGCCTTTTCAATCAGAAAAACAAAGAAGATACCTATGGGCCAACGAGCCAGAGATTGCTCGTGATTGGACCGATCGTTATGGTGCTGCAGGTGGTGGTATTATGAGAATACCTTTGGCAAATGGTAGTTTTAAAAATTGGTTGGGAGATGTAACAGGTTATACTCAACATAATATTGATAATCAAAAGCTTAGAAACGCATTGGCCAACAAAGAGATAACTGAAAAACAATACAAACGTATGGGTGGCTGGGATGTTGCTAAAAACATGCCTCTAAATTTGGGTTCAAATTATAAAAATGTTGGTATAGCTTCTGGAGCTTACAACACAATGAAATCAATAGGAAATCTTTTTAATGCACCAGGTAGTGAATATAGTGACATAGGAGCACTAGAATCAATTGCACTTAATACACAAGGAGCAACGGGATTAGGTAAAAAAGATCAAATGATGTACGACGATATTGTAGGCGGAAAAAAATTTTTTAGTAATGAAGATGAGATGTATAATAATAGAAGACCTAATAAAATTAGAGCTATGAGACAAGATTTAAAGTCAGTTCCAACTCATGTGCAAAGACAAACAAGTTTTCCGCCTGCACAACATAATATGCGAAGACAAACAAGTGTTCCAATATCAACTGCACGACAATTTGCTAATCTAGATAATCGTTCTATACAATCTCAAAAATATAATGATTTAGTATCCAGAGGAATAATTCAAGACAAGAGTTTAGAAGGTTATTCAGATTGGGGATATAGGGATGAAGAAATAGGTAAGGGTAGCAAATTTTATGACCCTACTCATTCTAGAATACAATCTATTCTTAAACCAGTAAGAAGTACATGGAATAAATATGGTAAACCTGTAATGGGTGGAATTATGAGTGCCGTGAGCGGAATACCTGGTATGGGTTTGTTATTAAATAGTTTAAGAAAAGATCCTTACGCAGCAAATAGAATTAAGATGTATGGAGCATATAAAGATCCGAGTACTGGTTTTATGAAAGATAAATTTGGATACAATGTTGGAACAACTTTAATGAAAAATAGATTTTTAGAACCAGGCAGTAATTCATATAGATCGTATGCCTTAGATGCTTTAAAAAATTTAACTGGTAGAAAATACACACATGGCCAAGGTATTTCATATACTAACATTGCTAAAAAAAATGCATTAGACAATTATTATCAAAAAACCTATAATAAAAGTTTTGATGATGTTTATAAATCTCATCAACAAAAGAAAGATCCTTTTGGTGATACTACTTTAGGCGGATATGAAGGATCAGATCTAGGGTTTGCAGCTAGTCAACAACATGGAACAGATACCAGTGGAAGTTTTGCAGGAAAAGGGACGGGTAATCCTTTTGGACATAAAGACGGTGGAAGAATGGCACGAGGAGGCATAGCAGGTTTATGGCCAAGATAGTACAACTTATAACCAGAGCTAGTAAAGAATATGATCCAGATATAGCTCATTCTTTAACAAGAGATATTGATGCCGTCTTAGAAAAATTAAACACGACCTTTCAAGAAGAATTAAAACAGGAGATAGAAGCTAAAAGTTTCTTTTTAGAATAATGGCAATAACGAACCAGTATAAATTTTATGGAGTGACAATTTCGACAACGGATCTCACAACCCTTTTAACAGCAGGAGCTGCAGAAACCTATCTCTTAAGATCTTTTAGAGTGACTAATAATTCAGGTTCCAATACCCCGACCATTAGCATTACCAATAATGCTTTTAATATTGAAAAGAACAAGAGTTTAAGTACTAATACCAGTTATGAACTTTTCAGTGTGCCGGTGATATTGGAAGCCAGTACTATTTTAAAGGCTCAATTAGCAGGAGTAGTAGGGGATGGAGTAAGTATTGGAATTAGCTATCTAAATATTAACAAGGATGTAGTCAGTTAATGGATACTATTAAAATAGATGGCCAAGAAGTACCTTTAATTCATGCTAAAACAAAGACTATTATAAAGCATAAAAAAACAGGAGAACAATATGCTACAGAGGAAGAGTGGAAAGCTAAAGGAATCGACGTTGAAAACATTCAAAGGGATGTCACCGTTACACTCCCAAAGCTTGATTTATTTGCGAAAACAAAGTAAGTTGAGCATTCAGGTAAAATTATGGCACTAACAGATATCATATCAGAAGAGGAAATAAGAGCTCCAAATATGGAGGTCGCTCAAGGAGGTCCTGAAGATTTCATGACTGAAGATGAGATGGATCCAGAGCAAGATCCAGAACTTCAACAGTTATTAGACAGTCTTCCTGGGGAACAGGCTCAAGTTTTAATGCAACTTATTAAAGAATTTAAAGCGATGGTTGCTCAAGGATTTCAAGGAGAATTTGAAGACTTTGTAAAAATGAAAATGTCTACGGCTCAAGGTGGTCCTGAAGAATTTATGACTGAAGATGAAATGCAAATAGGACCTGAAGAACTACAATCTCAAATTCCTATGGGTCAACAAGTGGCTCAAGGTGGAAGGATTGGATATGACCAAGGTGGTGGGATCATGGATGTGGTTGCAGAAGAACAAATTGAAACAGGTCCGACTCCACAACAACTTATTATGAAATGGTTAGAGGATAGAGGTTTACCTGCCACTCCTGAAAATATTCAAAAAGCTATTTTAGAAATGTCACGAGAGGGTCACGGTCCAGCGATGCCAAGAGAACAAAGTCCAATGCCACAAATGGAAGCACCTCGTCCTCCAACAGGAGAAGGATATGTTCCTGAAGAATTGATTGGACAAGACATATCAGAAGTAGTAACGCCTCAAGGTGTAGCTTCAATGGATGTGATGACTGAAGAACCAGGAATCATGCAAAAGGATGATCCTGTTTTATATGATGATGATGAACAAACAAGATGGGTAGAAAAAGGAGAGAGACTTAAATCTGTTCAGGGAGGAGTAAGTCCTGATAGTTATATTTGGATGATGGATGAATGGGCTAAAGAAGGGCGTCAAAAAGGATGGGT